ATGCTTCATATATATCTTTAATAGATTTAATTTCAGATTTTAATTGTGAACCTAAACCTAAACTTGCTAAGTATTGTCTTTCCCAATCTAAAACTTTTTTTCCTGTAGCAAGTCTTTCAACAATATCTAATATTTTTGTTTGACCAGCTATTGTTGCTGCTGTTTTAACAACAACATTCCAAGGGTTTTGCATATTTCCATATTGAAACATAAACTGATTAGCTTCTTGAAAGATTTTTTCTGCTCCTGTAAAACTTGTATGAAGAAAATCATTACCAGATATAATGTTACCTCTAGACCATGCTATTGTCATATCCCACATTTGACCAGCTAATCTTCCTTCTTTTAAACCAGCTTTAAATATTTTTTTTCCACTTTCAGATGCAAATGCTTGTAACAGTTGTTTACTAGTATTCATTAATCCATTAACTGTTATAACTCTACCTATGTCTGCTACTTGTGAAAATCCTGTTAGCATTGTTAAATTATTAAATACTTTCATCATAGTAACAGTTTTAAACATATAACTATTAGGATCACCAGGTACACCATATTTATTTTTAACAAGTTCTCTTGTTGCTTCTAATACAGTAATAACTTCTTCTAGTTTATCTTTTTTAGTTTCAACTTTTTTCTTTAATTTATCTAATTCTTTTTTTGGTAAATTACTTCCTATAATTCTTTTGTTTAATGATTCAATTTCAGTTATATAAGATTTATATACTTGATCTAATCCTGGAGCATATCCATTTTTACCATCATAAAACCATCCAAAACCATAAGGATCTCCATACTTTTTTGCTACAGCTATATCTGGACCTACTGATCTAAAATAATATGACATATTCATTTCCATATTATCTTCAATAAAACCTTTTCTAGCTAATTCTTTATAATCAATACCTTTTAAAAATCTTTCTTTTAAATGTTTTGAATGATAACCAGCTTTCATTTTATATAATTGTGCTGGAGATTTACCTTTTTCAGCTTTTGGAAATGAATTAGGTGCATAGTTTTTAAATGAATTTACTATGTCATCTATTTGTTCAGCATCAAATTTAGGTTTACCTTTTACTTTTACATCAGCAAGTAACTTTCTCATCAAAGGATTAAACTCATTAAATCTAATTGCTATTTGATCGTGCCTATAATTTATATTTACATAGTTAGGTATCTTTGTAAATTCTGCTAATTCAACATCTAGATTTGCATTTTTTAATGCTTTTTGTGCTTCTGCTAATGTCCATGTTTCTCCTGTTTCTTTTATAAATTTAGTTTTTATTTTAGAATTTATCATACTATCAACTAAACCTTGTGCAAAATCTTGTCTTTTAATTGGTTCCATCATAAATAAACTTAAATTATTTATCTCTCTTGCAAAAACATCATAATAATTTTTACCTATATATTCTGCATACTGTCCTATATCTGCAATATCATGTTTGTTACCATTTAATCTTGCATAAAATACTTCTTTAAAAAATTCATCTGGTGTAATACCTTTTGCAAATTTCATACCAAACTTTGTTTTTGGTTTTTTTCCTGTTATATCTTGATTAATTTTTGCAACAACTCTATATCCTTCTTCTATTGCTTCAGCTAGTTTTGGTAAGTGTTCTGTATTTCTTAAAGTTTCTGCTGACAATGGTGTGCTATAAAACTTTTTATTAAACTCATAATACAAAGGACTAGTAAGCATATTAATAACAAACTCTTTACTTGTCTTACTTCCTTTATTTATTATAAAATCTAAAGGAGATAAAAACCCTAATTTTTCTATACCTAATCCAGTTTTTTTATATCTAAAATCATCCCAACTTAATTGTTTTGTTAGCTCTTCATTGTACCTGGCATAGTTAATTCTTTCTTGTTCTAGTATCCTAGAATCATCTAACATAGTAGATCCTCTATGAATGACATCATTTCTATTATCTAAAATTTGTTGATAAGCTACTCTATTAATTCTGTTTTCATAAGAAGCTCTAGGTTCTTTAGGTAATTGTTTAAATACTTTATGTGCAAATTCATGTCGCATAACAAAATTTACAAACTCATCTACATCTTTAAAATCTTTTTTCTTAAATCCTTTAACAACACCATCTGCCATTTTAACATTTTTAAATGGTCTGCCTGATTTATACATATCTTTAATTCCATCAATATCTAAGATTATAGTATCTGTTTGTTTATTAAAATATGCTGGAACGTATTTACCATTTCTTGCTGCTTTTACTCTTTGCACAACTTCATCTAATTCTTTTGAATGTCTTGCAAATATTCCATCATTATAATTCAAATCCTTTCTAGATTTCCAATTTGATCCAAGTTCAGCAACTTTTTCTTTTTCATGTTTTATTTTTAAATCTTTTAATTCTTGTTCTACTTTTGTTAAATTACTTTTTGGTTTGGTTTTACCTACTCCTTTACCAATAACTATATTAAGATTAGGATATTCATTCTTCATTACTTTAACATAATCAGTAATATTTTTAGGTATACCTGGCTTTCTAGCAATAGGTTTTGGTCCTTGTAATAAACCAGATACTCCTACTTCAGTTTTAGTTGCATCAGCTAAATCATCTAAATCTATTGTTGTTCCCTTAAAATCATCACCTTTATTATAAAAGAATTTATTTCTTCGTACATCATACTTAGATAATACAGGACTAAGTTTATGTAATATACCAGCTATAGATGCTGTAACTATAGCGTCAGCAGTAGTTCTATCTCTATCTACTACTTGTTTAATAGCTTCTTCTCCAGCAAGTACACCACCTATTTTAGAATACCTATTTGATTTATCTCCAAGCATAGCAAATCTTAAAGGTTTACTTAATATTAAAACAGATGATGGATCTAAAAAAATTTCACTAACTAAACTAATAGAATTAAAATATGGATTTTTTTGATCTTCTATTTTTTGATTAAGTAATTTAATTCTACTAATAGTTTCTCCTTTACTTCTAGAATCAAAGAAGTGTGTAGGTATTAAAGAAAAATAATCTTTTAATAATGGATCTTCATATGGATTATACTGTGCATCTCTTTCACTATCATAATCTTTATATTGTTTTATTTTTTCTGGTATTCCTAAAACAGTTCTATTTGATAATGATCTCCATATTTTGTCAGGCTTACTAAAGAATTCATAAAACTCGTTTCTATTTTCTCTGTAAGTATCTAAATTAGATTTTGGATTTGTTTCTATAGGTTTACTTTTTTTATGAGGATCATCAAAAGATATAACTGGTCTAACCATAATCTATTTAAAAACCTTTGTATCTGTACCTATATCTTGAAAGTCTACTGTTTGTCCTGTGTATATATCTTGTAAAACTTGTGAGTATATTTTATCTACATTATCTCCACCAATAGTTAATGCTCTTTTTAGTGGTCCATAATATTGTTGTTCTATAGCATCAAACATTGATGTATTGATTGCTATATTAGGTATAATTAATCTTGTACCTAGTTGACCAAAATCTATTTTACCATCATCAGATACTACAATATTTCCATTAATAATTTCTTGTATAAACTCTTTTGTTAAAATACCACCACCAGTATATATTGTAGGATTAAAGTATGATCCATCAAATGTTAAATGATTTAAAGTATCATAACCATATGGTTCATCAAACTTAGAACCTGAATTTGCTATATGAACTTCATACATAGTATCTTTTCCATTCAATCCATTTAAAACTGGAGTAACATAAATGTTTCCTTGTTCTATTAAATTTTGTATTTCTTCATGAGTAGGCTGTTCAATATTTTCTCCAAATCTAAATTGATTTGCTACTTCATTATATAACTCATTATTTTCATCACTAAGAATAGCTTGTATATTATTGTAAACATAAGATGTTAAAGTATCTCCTATATTTTTTTCTGATAAATTTTTATGTTGTTGTTCTATAGGAAGATATACATAAGAATCACCTGGAATATTATCTCCAAACTTTGTAGTACCATATCCAGCTTTTTTTGTTCCATTTAATGCATACTTAATAGATTTTTTAAATACTATTTCTTGATCATCATTACTCATACCTTTATTAGACATTAAGTTCATAAATTCTAATGTGTTATCCATAAATATGGTATCTATTAAATTAGATGATTTGTTATAAATAACTATTGCTTCAGCAGTTAATTCTTCTATTAAACCTGATTCTGTATCTGTAGCTCCAACATCCATACCACCTCTATATTGTGTAATACCATCATCTCCAAAAACTATTTGTTCTGCACTTTTTCTTCTATTTTTTTGTGTTTGCACATAATGGTCAATAAAGAATTTTTCAAAGTTAGTATCAGGATTTTCTATTAAAGAAGTTAAAAATGTTTGATTACTATCATTAATACTATTTAAATCTTGTTCTGAATATTTACTTTTTTTAATTAAATGATCTCTTATTTGTGGTATCTGAAAACCTTTATTTTGTAATCTAATAACTTCATCATACATAGTTGCTATTTCTGTATCTATATTAAATTTATTATCAGCATTAGAAGTAAGATTTTTATATGTACCTATTCTATTAATTAAAATATCATTAACATCTCTAACATCCATATCTTCAATGTTTGCCATATTAACTGTATTAAACCATTGTTGCATACCTTCAGGCACATACATTTCTTTTCTGTAAACATCATTAATTTGTGTAAGTATATCTGGTGTTAGGTTATCGTAGTATTGTGGACTATCTATATAGTCATCTCCAAACCTGTATTGAAAATATCCTTGCATAAGTTCTGATTCGCTTGCAGTAATCATTTGATTAAATTGACTACTTGATGATAAACTTCTAAAACTGTTTTCTCCATTTTCTGTATTTCTTATTGCTTCATCATAATACTCCATAACAAATAATTTTTCCTGATTTGCATTAAATAAATTTAAAATTTCTGTATCAGAATAGATATCAGCATATGTCTTTTCAAAATCTTCTAGTGTCCAAGATGTATAACCTTGTGGAGTTCCAGGTGCTTGATTAAGATTTCCTTTTACATAAATACTATTACTACCCCAATAAGAGTAGTTTGTAAGATTATCATAGTTATCATTGTATTGTTTTTTTGCTTGTAATTTATTGTAACCTTCTGCTTTGATAGTTTTTTTTGTATTAACAGATCTTAGTTGTCCTAAGTATTGTTCACTTTTATTTATAATTTCTTGTACTAAACCTTCTCCAGTTTTAATTCCTGTTTCATCAGTAAACACATCATAATTAATTCCTCTAGCATTATTTTTATTCTTAACATAATTATCTATATATTCATTAGCTAATCCATCAGCTATTGCTACTTCAGTTGCGTTTGTAATATCTATATTTTGATAAAAAGATCTAAGTATTGCATTGTTTCTTGCTACTTCAATATTTGATAATAATTCTAATTCACTTACTTTTAGTGTTGATTCATTATATGTACCATTACTAAATGGAAATAGAGATCTATATTTTTCTGAATGAGTAGCAAGAGCTGAAGTTAAAACTGTTGCAGAATATTCATGTACTCCAGCTAAAGCATCTTCTGGATTTGCAGCTGTTCTAGTTATATTTAAAAATTCATGTTCTGCATCTGTTAAAATATTATTACTCCATGTATTAAATTTTAATTCTGATTCTTTAAATGTGAGATTATTTGCTTGATCTTTTAAAATATTAAAACCAGCTATAAACTTTTGGTTATAATATCCTTCTGCTGCAATTTTTAATCTTTCTGGTGCTTCTGATAAAATACCATTATTATATGCAGACATTTCTGTTGTAAATTCTTCTAGGTTTGGCATTTCTCCTGAAGCTAAAACTGTATCTACTTTGTTATTTATAAACTGACCAGTGTTAAATTCGTAGTCATTTAACCAGTTAGCATCATAAAGTTTAGCTTGTGCTTCACCAAAAGTATTTAAACTATTTGCAATACTGTTAGTAATATCAGCTATATTTGGTGCAGACACTTGTACTACACCCATTCTTGCTGCTGTAGAAGATGGTGATACAGTTGTAGTAGATTGTATTTTTGATATTTTAACCACGGATAATCCTATTTTTAAATCCTATAACTTTTTGTCCAAATGTTTTTTCACCAGCTTTTCTATACATATCATGGTATTGCCATCCATTTACTATAGTAGTAGATGCATTTACTAATGCACCAATATTGGAATATGTAGCATTTAATTTTTCATTATAGATAGCCTGATCATATGATGTTTTAATTTTATTTGTATTAAATCTAATATTAGCTAAATCTTTATCTAAAACATCTCTTACATCTTGTTGTATAGCTATAAAACTTCTACTTTCACCTACTCCACTAGCTCCTTTAACAGCTCTGTTATTTGCTAGTATCTGATCTACTTCTCTTCTTCTAGCTAGTTCTGCTTGTAAACCTTCAAACTCTGCAATTTTTGCTTCTTGCTCATATCTTCTTGTCATTTCTCTAGAAGCTGCATTTGCTGCTCGAGCTTGCATAATAGTACCAGCTGTGCTAATTCCAGCTGAAATCATAAACATAGTTGCTGGTGTTATTGCACTCATTAGTAGATTACCTCCAATGACATTCCTAATAACTTTAAGGGTAATGGTTCTGTTTGTGTTATTTTAACTGTAGGAGATCTATCATAGCCTAAAAAATAAAATTCTTTTTTACCAGTAACACTTGCTACTGATGTTCCTACATTAAAATCTACTTGTCTAATAATTAAATTTTTTGCAGTTTTATCTGATGCCTGTAAGGCTATATTTAAAGTATCAGCTATATCTATAACTGCTCTAGATATTCTTTTAAAGTCTCCTGTTAATGGACCATTTTGTACTTCTTTATCTATTGGCATAGTTTCTAGATCAGGTGTAAAGTTAAAACCTATATTAACTCCAGCAGCATGTGCTTCATTTAATGTGATTGTATCTGATCCTGATGTAGTGAATGTTCCTAGTGCCATTGTACCATCAACAGCATATACTGAAGTAGATGTCAAGTGTGTAGGTGTATTATGTAATCTTCCTTGAACTATTGTAATTACTGCATTATCAGATGGTGTTGCAGCTAAATTCTTATTCAATACCAAATTAAATCCAGAAGCTGTAGTATTAACTGTTTGAATAGTATATTCTGTACTGTTACCAGCTATACTGATGATATCATTAGGATTAGGAGCAGATGTATATCCATCTACATTCAGGCTAGATCCTGATTGACTACCACCATTAACTTTAGGTGATCCTTGTTGATTTAATGTAGTAACTCCAGAACAATCTAATGTTAATGAATCATCATCTGCAAACTTTTCTAGAGTGTGTATAGTAGATCCATCAATTACTCTTGATACTACAGTAAATAAATTCTCATTGACTGCTGTAATACTTGCAAATTTATCTCCTGTTTTTGTACTCCATGCTGTCCAACCAGCAATCTTTTCAGATCTAATGCTATGAAATAATGCAAGTGTACCATTAGTATTAGTAAAAAATGCAAACTGTTCTGGTCTTGTAGCTGTACCAGTAATCATTGTCATATCTACAGGACTATCAATAACTTGTGAAGCAAGTATAGATATTGAAGTAGATGCATAAGCTGTTTCTACATCTGAATATAAATACTCTCTAATAGCTTTACCATTCTTTTGTGCATACAAAGTTGCACCATCAAATATAACTGGCTTTGCTCTATTACATCCATAAGGTGTTTGTCGCATAAAAACAATATTAGATGGGGTTACTGCTGAAGTATCAGAAGAAGATGGTACAAAAAATTCACCACCATCTGTAAAAACTTGTAAGTTTCTTGAGCTTACTAAATGTCTTATCTCATTTATTCTATCTGCTGTAATAGTTACATCAATAGCATCATCTGCATTACCTGATCCTATTTCAAAATTAAAATACTCAGCTACTTTAGATCCTATAACAGAAGCTGGTTTATCTCTAACTCCACCAAAATATAATCGATTATCATGAAATGTAACTGCTTGAGGAAATCCATGTACAGTAGATATTAATTGTTCTGCCCATACAAAATGAGGACCAGTACTTACTACATCTTCTATAACTGTAACTGTTACTACAGTTGCACTTGTATATCCTGTAATTTTAACTTGTTTACTATTTACTAATAAATACATACCAATGTAATCACTCGTAAATACATCAGCACTAGCAGTTAAAGTTCTACCAGTTCCTGTAGCATGAGTAGATAAAGTAACTGATATTGTAGATGCAGCATATTTATAAAAAGGTTGTGTTGTTTTATTAACACCACCTACAGATACAGTTTCATTTTCTTCAAAAGTAAATAGACTTACTGCAAAGTTTGATGCAGAAGTTCTAACTATTTTTACTATAGGGTTGTTTCTATGTACTATAAATACTGTATCTCCAAATTGTGCATAGCTTAATTCAAATAATTCTGATGTAGACCAATTACAGTTACTAGTTATATTAGCTTGTACACTTGTTCCATTACTATCAAAAACATCTAATCTATTATTAGATAAAGCAAATACTGCCATCTCATCATTAGAAAATATAAAAGGAATTATTCTTGAAGCACCTGGTAATGTTGCTTTATATGTTGTGCCTGGTCTACGCATCAATCCACCTTCGTCAAGTAGATACCAGTTTCTTAGTTTTTTTGCTCCATTAAAGTATGCTGAAGCATCTGTTCTTGCATTTAATAAAGGGTTTAGTTCTCCACTTGCAAAGTTAGTGTATACAGTTCTAAGGACATTTGCCATTAGTACCCTCCAGTTGTCAATCTATCCCTTATAAACCTTTTTGTATTTAAAACACTATTAGATACTTCTTGACTATCTATATTCTTTGCTATTCTCATTTGATTTTCACCTAGTGTTTCAAACTGTTGTATCATCTGTGCATCTCTTGCAACAGATCCAGCAAATATTGCTGCTAATTTATATTGTAAAGTTAACTTAAAATACTCTGGAAAGTTTATTTCGTCTTGTCTAAATATATAATCTGCTATTAATATGTTAGTAGAACCATATGAATTACAAAAAATCTTATCACCGTATCTACCATATTGAATTGGATTATCATTTACTGTAACTGTATTTAAAACTAATAGTTCAGGACTTGATGGTAGCTGATAAGCAAATTCATATCTTCCTGTAGGTGCATCAGCTAATAAAGAAAGTTGTTTTTGTTCTGTGGCAAACTTCCATCTATGTCTAGATAAACAAGACTTCAGTATGTTTTCATACATGTTAGAAGCAACTAATGCTTCTGTTGAACCATCATCAAATGAAGAAATCGGAGAAGCTCCGATCATTATGATTGCTCTTGCACATATATCTACTTTTGTATCTGCCATTATAAAAGGGGGGTATTTAACCCCCCCATATGATTATGATAATAATGCAGTTGTTACTGTAGAGGATGAAGCAGCTGATACTATTAAAATATCTACTACACCATTTGATCCACCACTGTTTACAATAATTACATCACCAGCATTTAAGTCGCCTGTTGCTGATAAAAAGTAATCTGCATCATCAATAGTTCCTATGGCATCTCCATCAGAGTAGTACCACATAGAATTACTATCTCCCATTTGAGAGATCTTCTTAATAGGATTTGAAGTTGCGTATGCCATGATTAACTCTCCCTACATTTCTGTACTCTACATCCATCAGTATCAATAAGTACTGCACCCATTGACATGTAAGATGTAGTTAGGTGTGATACCTTTTCAGGAATGTAGTTTACTTCAGTTCTTACATCTGAACCTACGCCTAATCCCATTGATGATTTATGCCATGCTAATGTGTGTCTATCATTAGAACCATCTTTTGATAAACCACTAAATGTCATCCACATAAATGAAATCCATCTCTTAGCTGTTAATCCACCTTTAAATGGAAGATCAGCTTCACCGATATATTCAGCTCTTGAGAATTGATCTATAGATAAAAGATCTGACCATTGGCTTCCACCAACAACCCAATATCTTTGTCCATCATCTGGAACATCATTTTCTTGAAATGTTTCAAACATCTTCTTAGCTTTGATTAAAGACATACCAGCGGCAGAATCAGAGTTTGCGTTGTGAGCTACTGCTGTAGCACCAGCATCAAAAGTATCTGTTACGATACTGTCTGTTTTTCTACCAAGAGCATATGCTGCATTTTGAGCAACAATGTTTCTTTCATCAATGTTTACTTTTAGTTCGTCTAGTTTGTCCACATAGTCTGCTGCGTAAAAGTCGTTTAGTGTTGCAGTTACATTAGAGTGTACAGAGTTCATAGCGACAACTTCGGCATGTCTTGCTTTTGTTGAAGCAGAACCCTTTGCTACTTTTTGAAACTGAACAGTACTACCTTTTACGTTGCTAACATTACGGACCATATTCTTGAGCTTACTGCCCATTCTTTGATAAGCCATATGCACTTCTGCTTCGAACTGCTTTATAAAGGCTTGGTCTATAGTTGCACTCATAATAAGTTTCCTTTCGAGTATTGTTAGTTAATAATCAAGTTGTCGTTATAAACTTTGATATGTTATCCTACTGGGCATATTCCAGTCTATTTCGGCTTGTTAGTTGAGATATATTATATTTTTGTCATCTTTACAAGACCAGAAGCAATAAAAACATTGACATCTCCAAATGTAAAAGAACCATCTGATTCTTCTATGTAAGATGAAAAAGTCTTTATATGCTTTTGATCTTTAGAATAAAGATATGCTTCTGTTGTAATAACAGCTGGTTTGACTGAATCCATGTCATTTTTAGACATCCATTCACTATGACCAGTAGGATCTTCCCATTTAAAAATGTACTTCTTAAAAGGAAAATCTTTATTTTTAGCCATATTTCTTTTCATATAGTCTGGTTACTTTATCGTAATATGCTTGATCTCTTCTTGCTGGATCAAAATATCTTGGATCATTCATCATAGATCTAAGATCACCTTCTTCTAATTCTGCATCAACTACTGTATTAGCATTAGGTAATGGCTTACTTTTAGTAATATTCATTATCTCTTCAATAGCTTTAACTCCTTCTGCTGTTGTAGCTAATTTACTCATAGCATCATATGCTTCATTAGATAAATACTTCTTAGACCACAGCTCTGCTGCTTCTAATCTAGATTTAGCATTATCGCCGAGTACTTCCATTTCAGATTCTATGTTAGGTAGCCCAGCTATTTCATTATTAACAAAAGCATTAACACCTCTGTTAAATACTTCTTGTGATAAATTATTATCTTTACAAATATTTGACCATTCTTTAAGTAATTCTTGTTCTTCATTAACCTCAATATTTATATCTTCAGGTACTTCAGGCATAACTATCTCATATTTTTCAGGTAAAGATCCAAGTCTTTCTTGTTCTATATCTGTTCGTATTTGGTTTGATAGCTCATCAGTTCTCATACCTAACTTTTTTTCTAATGAGTTATAAGATGCACTTAGTTCTTCTACTTTAATTTCATTTCTATCTGTATCCCAAAACTTTTCAGGAACATACTCAGGTCTACTTACTTCTGTTTCTTTTTGTGTAGCTTCTACTGGTTGTTGTTCTTCTGTTTGTACTGTTTCTTCTGACATTAGCTCTCCTTATGTTCTTCTAATCGTTTCTTTAAAATAAAATATAAATATCTCATTCCTTCTAGATGTCTAAGCTGATCGTTTGTAATATCTCTACCAGCCACAGCATCTACTGTAATAGATTTTAAATAATTTAAAACCTTTTTTCCTAGTTCTGTTTTAAATAATGAAGCAATATCAGCATTTAATTCTATTTCTGCTGCTTTACTTCTAGTAAATCCGTCTATTGAATAATGATAACCTTCAGGTTTGTTCCGTATCTGCTCCCAAGCCACCTTGTCCTCCTTGCATTTGTTGCATCTGTTGTAGTTGTTGCATCTGTTGCATTACTTGTTGCTGCTCAGCTGCATCCCTAATAATCTTCTCTGGTAAATTCATTTTTTCTGCTAGGTATCTAGCTACTTCTTCTTGTTTAACTATTAAATTAAGAACTTCAGGACCAAATGTTTGACCTAAAGTAGCATTAAATCTATTAACATCAGCTATATCTTGTTCATTCTGCGCTCTCGATAAAGGTGATTCTGGTATAATTTTAATTTCTTTATTATCTATACTAGGTATTTCTATTCTTCCTTGTTTTTTTAGTATGTATATAACTCTTTTGATTAATGGTTGTATAAATTCTGATTGTAATCTACCAAATGATGATCCTATTTGTCTTGATAGATCTGACATTCTTTCTGCAACTTCAGTAGCAGACATAGGTGTGCCTCTTGTTGGACCAAGTGTATCCATGTATAATGCTTTTCTAATATTATTTCTCATATCTTCTAAGACTAATTGTGCAACATCAAATCTACCAGCACCATTAATAGGTTGTAATCCTCTAGATCCAGGAGCTACTGGAATTATTGTGCCAGGCACTAATGCAATATTATCTGTATTAATTACTCCATCATCTTCTAATTGATAAATACCAGATATATTCATCTGTGCGTTTTCTAATATTAATTCTACTGTTAAGTTTGTAGTCTTAATAGCAGACATAGCATTAAAGATTGGTCCACGACCATATACTTCACCACTAGCTTTGTTCCATCTAAATGTAATAAATGGATTTGAACCAGCACCAGTATATTTTTCTTTTACTATAATTGATTCATGTTCTTCTAAACAAACAATATAATCATAAACTTCTTTATTAGGATCTTCATAGTTACGCATTGTACCTTCAATAACATTAATCTTTTGATCTGGATTTTCAGTTAGTTTATTTAAAGTAATTTCATTAAGTTCTCCATTAGGATATAATACTTTTAGATCTCCTAATCTAATTTGTCTTTTTCTATAAACACAATCTATTTTATTATTAGGTCCACTGTTTAATGTAATGTGTGGTAAAGGTATTGCATTAAATACAATAGGATCAGAAGCTGTACCTTCATTAACTAATAAACATCCAGTACCTACTGCACAATCCATAAATGCTTCATGTACTTCTTGATTAAAGTTTGAGTTGTGTAATACTTCAAATATATATTGTGTTATCGAATCTAATTGTTCATCTATCTCAGGAGCTATATTTGCTGGTATTTCTATCCCTGATTTTAAATTAATCCATCTACCAAATGTAGGAGTTATACCAGCTTGTAATCTACTAGCAAATTCTTGAATACCTACTACTGCAGTATCATCAAATATTTTATCAGTACGTCTTTCTCCTATTGTTTCTTCATAAAAAGATTCTCTATTAGGTAAGCAATACTCATATGCTTCTTCAAACTTTTCTCTCCAATGATCTTTAACAGATACAGCTTCTTTATATTTTTCTAAAATAGCATTTGCTTTATCTGA